AAAAATATACGACAGTGAATTGCCAATTATAAAGAAGTTACGAAAGGTATAACAATGGTTATCTATGTGGACATTGACGGAACAATAGCAACCATTACACCGGACGCAAATTACAGTAACGCACAACCCATTCAAGAGAACATTGATTATATAAATGGACTCTATGAAAAAGGACACAAAATCATTTACTGGACGGCAAGAGGAACTGAAACAGGAATAGATTGGCGAGATGTAACAGTAATCCAATTTCATCAATGGGGCGTTAAGTATCATGGTCTTAAGTTCGGGAAACCGACTTATGACTTATTTATAGACGATAAGGCTATTAATGCCAAGGAGGTAAATAAATGTATCCTATAACTTGTGCCGGTGGTTATCCAATACCAATTAAAAAGGGCAGATTCAAGATTCACGGATTTTTGGTCACGGCAAACACTACATCTTCAGCGACAAGATGTACGTTTATTGACGGTGACGATTTTAAGGAAATAGTTGACAGTCAATCTACCCTAAAAAGCAGACCGGCGCTTGCTGATTTAAAAGGACTGGCAAATGCCGAGGATGTAATAGGTGTAATGTTTCCAGAGCCAATTCAGGTTAGAAACGGAATTATTATTTCCAATGGCACTAATCTTATACCGGGAAGAACATTAGTCTACATATCCTAGGAGGTTAATATGGGTTTAGCAACTTATACTTCCGAAGGTGCGTTTACCGGATATACTCTTGCTGAATTAAGAGCATTAGTTTTACGGATGCTACGGGTTACAGACACGACAAGATATTCTCCTACGGCTGGAACCGCTGATTACGACTGGATAGATGAAGCCTTAAATCGTGGTCAGGATGATTTCGTTAGAATGACGAAATGTCTTCACAGTTACGCTATTGTGGAACTTGTTTCTGGTCGGAGAGTTTATCGACTTCCTGAAGATTTCTTAGACGCTACAGCAGTTTACTATTACACAAATGCAGAAACATACGGATATAAAAAATTAATCGTAAATTCAGTCAGTGAAATGAATGACGACATAGCCGGATGGAGAACCGAAACAGGAACACCAGAACGGTTTTATGTTGATAGAAATTACGGTCAGGGGAAAACTTTTGGTCTTTATCCCATACCAGATACAAGTGGTGATTCGCTTGTGTTTAGTCAGGAATACGGTGTTGTCGTTCAATGGGCGTGTCCACTGTATGAATTTAGTCAGGACGTTGGGACTGTAATTAGATTTACCGGTGCTGATGAATACATAATGACATCTACTCTTGGTGGAGTAGTAGACGCTTCGGCTACTGAAGGAAATTTACTGCTTGAATACAGTCGTCTTCCAAAACAATTGATTGTCTCAAGTGGTTACACGACACAAATAACAGAAGTCCCCAAAGAAAGCCAAACGGCACTACCTCACTATGCCACAGCAGACCTTCTTTCTGATAATCCAGAGGATTCAGCAGAGTTTAAACGATCACAATATTATAAAAAACTTTATGACGAGGAAGTTGCCAAGTACGTCACCAGACAAAAACGCCCACTGTCAGCCCACCAGTTAAGAGCAAAACCGGCAGTGTGGGGATGGCAACAGAACATGACCTATTATAAAGGACAACCATAAATGTCTCACAATGAGATAATAAGTTTTGACAAAGGTTTAAATACCAAAAAATCAGTTCTTCTTCTTGAAGATGGTGAACTGGTTACTGCACAGGGAATGTCCTATGAAAACCCCGGACTGGTTGAACCTAGAAGTTCTAAACAAAAAGTAAGTTCTACTGTCATAGGAACGATAAACGGTATTCATCGCAATACCAATTTTGTCTTTGTTACTGATGCGGGTAACGTAAGATACAAGTGGGATTTAGACGGGTACTGCGATTTGTATATTCCCCCTAATGGTAATTTTACTTTAGCAGGGACACTTACAGGAAAATCAAGACCTGTCTTTTGTGATTATGAGAATTTTACTTTTGTAGTTACAGGAAGTGACACTAAAGTTTTCCTTGATGGTTCATGGTATAATTGGGATATGCCAGTACCAACTTCTGCACCTTCCGGTGCGGCTGGTGCGGCTGGAAATCCGAGTGGTACTTATTATCTTTACTACACCTATTTAATATACTTCCCCAATGGAACAGCGGTAGAAACTGCACCTTCTCCGGCGGGAAGTGTCACTGTAACCTCACAAAAAATTTCATGGACAAATATCAAACCGTGTCCTTATGCTGTTACAGGATTAACGGTATATAGAAAACTATATCGTTATTCAACGGGACTAATTGAAACGTATCACGTTACAACCATAAAAGATAATACTACCACGACTTATACGGACGATATTGCAGACGCTACCCTAGAAGTTGGCTCTATAATTTCCACTGAATATTATTCCAGCCCACCCTCAAACCCTACATACGCAGTACGTCACTTAGAAAGAATATTCTGTATTAAGGGATGTTATCTTTATCCTACGGCGGCGTATCTTCCTTTTAATTTTGATATAACCGAAATCATACAGGCTACGTCAGTAGGTGATGATATTACCTGCGCTGTAGTGTGGGGCGATCAGTTATGTATGGCGACTACTTCAAAATGGTACAGATTACACGGAAACGATTCAGACACATGGACAGTTAAAAGCACTTATGCCCATACGGGAGTTATTAATAAACACACAATGAAGCCTACCCGATACGGGATTCTAGGTTTATGGCATGATGGAATTTATCTCTTTGATGGGAACGTCAGTAAAAATATAACCAAAGATAAACTAGACAAGACTTTATTTTCGAGAATTTCTGATATTGATTCCTGTTACGCATCATGGGATGGAAGAAAATATTACTTCCACTACCCAACTACGGGAACGACTTTATCTAAACGACTTGTCATTGATATGACGGGTTATCCTAACATCATTATTCATAACGATGATTTTATCCCCACAGCTCACGAATATCACGACATTACCGGAATCAATTATTACGGGTACGCAGGGTATCACTACGAAGAAGGCGGGACCGATACTTGCAGTCTTTCCATTAAAACAGGCGATAGACCTTGTAAGGATATTCTAAAAGAAAAACAACTCGAATATCTGTATTACGATTGCAACACAAACAGCAAACCTTTGATAGTCAATATATATCTTGACGATACTCTAGCATACACGAAAACACTTAATAACTCCGCAAGAACCAAAGACAGATTAGTTCTTCCCAACAAACAGGGTTATCGAATTTACCTTACTATCACGGCTGCGGACGCAAGAGGAATGACCATCTATGAACCGTGGAGTATGTCGGTTAATCCTACTGGTGTGTAATGATTATTGAAGAATGTAAAACAGAAGAACAATTTGAAACCATGATGAGTCTGGCTAAAAAACATCCAGAACCGGAATATGATTGTTCTTATGAAGAATACAAAGAATTACTGAGGGGTGTGATTTTAAATCCATTATTCAGGGCATGGATAGCCTACGAGGACGAAACTCCGATAGGATATATCTCTGCCACAAGAAGTTACATTCCGAGGAACCAGATTAGTCTACATGACATCTTCTTAGATAATAAAAAATGGGGAAGTCATGTGACTGTTTGTCTAATACAAAAAGTTATTGAATGGATGAAAGAAGACAAGGCTTTGAGAATTATATGGACTTCTAAAATTAGTCTTGCGGGATGGAAAAGATTTTTGCGGATAAATGGACTTGATCTTAATTTAGATTCGCAAACGCTGTTAATATGGGAGGGAAATTAATATGTGTGGCCTAAGTGATGTTTTAAGTGGTGTGCTTACCGGAGGACTGTCAACGGGAATTAATGCAATAGCCGGTGGTAACGGTGAAGTAACAAATTCCTTTGGTACTTTGGGTCTCTCTGATTTATTTAAGGGTAATGGATTTAACCCTCTTGATTTAGGTAAATCAGCGTTTCAGTGGACTGATGACCGGATGGGTACAGGGTCTATGAATCAGGACATTGGTAATCTGATAAATCTTGTTGCGCTTGCCTATGGTGGTATATCCGCAGGTAGTGCATTAGGTGGATTATTTAGTGGTTCGGCTGCGGTGGGAGAAGGAGCTGGTGCGGCTGGTATGACAGCCGCAGAAGGTGCGGCAGGTGCAACAAGTCTTGCACCACTTGAAACCGCAGCAGCCATAACTCCAACAGTGACCGGAGAAGCCGCTACTGCTGCCGGTACAATTAGCCCATATGCTGCAATGTATTCAGGTGGTGGTGGTGCAGGGTTAATGGGTCTTTCTACTGAGGCGGCACTGCCTACGGTAACAGGATTAGCCGAAACTGGCACAATGGGAACTGCTGCCGCAGGTTTGGGAACAAGTGCGGCAGGCGCAGGGTCTTCAGGTATCTTAGATACTCTCGGGAGTGTTGGAAGCGGTGCATTAAATTTAGCTAAAGCACATCCACTTTTATCTTTAATGGCGTTAAACGCAGGTTCCCAACTTCTATCATCTAAGGGTCAGCAAGACGCTGTGGATGCCAATAAGGATTACTATAATCAGACGGCTTATCCTAACACTGCCAAAGTCAACTCTCAATCCGCATCAGCGTACTCTAATCTTGCCTCACAAATTGCTCAGGCTAAACTACAAGCCGAAGAAGACTACGCAAAGAGAGGAATGAAAGCAGGTTCTTTAGGTGGAGTTTACAGTAAAATAGATTCTGCTGCACAAAAGAGTTATGCACAATTGGCGAATGAATTAATTCAATATCAGAACACACCGTTTTACGCACCATCGTCAGGAACAAACCAGACCAATACCACTACGGGAACTCTTGCCAATTCGTTAAACGGTTTAACAGGAACACTTGGCAGTATGTATCTATATAAGGATTTGTTTAATTCGTAGGAGTTTAACATGGACACAAGTGATACCTTTTTAAATTCAATGAACACTGGTTTTGCGCTGGGTCATCAGATGGAGCAGGAGAAACGTCTGCAACAGCAACAGGCGTTGATGGTGCAGCAACATCAGATGCAGATGCAGAAAATGTCTGCTGAATTAGCGCAACATGAAATTATCAACAATATTGATAAACCGGAAAATGCACCCTATAAGGACGCTATCGAGAAACGATACGGCAAAGACGCTATTCCCATAATAAAGATGGGATTAAAACCAAAAGAACTAGGGGAAGAAAAATATACAATTGATAATGTGTTGGCTGAAAAGGTTCGTAATAAAGAGTTATCACTTAAAGATGCACTTCAATTAAAGTATGAACATGAACAGAAAAATGAAATTGTTGCAGATTTGAGAAAGTTTGAAACAGTTACGGGAATAAAACCTGAAACAAGAGGTACACCAGAATACGAAAAAGCATTTCTTAAATTCAAATCAGCACAGGCAGGAGCAACACACATTACAAACGCTCCCGACACCGAAGCAAAAGATTTAGCCAAAGAGCAAAAGAAAAACCTTATCGCAGAACGTAAACTTAAATTGAAGTACGGAACACTACCCACGGTCGCAATTACAGGAGAAACAATATTTCCGACAAATCCAAAAACAAAGAAACAATTTACACAGGATGAATGGGCTACGGCTTCGGAAGCAGTCTATAACGAAGTATCGAGTATGGGTGGAAAGAAATCTATTAACAAACCCAAAGTTACAAAAGAATGGGAAATTTATAAATAATGTCTTGGGAAAATATTATAACTGATAGCGAATTTCAATCACAACCCGAATCTGTAAAGATGAGCGTTGCAAGGAATTACTATAAACAAAATATATATTCAGACCCAGATTATCAGAAACTTCCTCAAGAAGAAAGGTCTAAGATTGCCTTTAATTTTTTTAAGACGTTGCAAACTCCAAATGAACCACAACAAGGCGCATGGGAAGGATTTATTAAACCTACTCTAAAAGCGATTCCGAAAGTGGGAGCATCAGTCATCGGTGGTATGGGTGCAATGCCGATTGCCGGTCTTGGAGCATTAGCAAAAACTATAACTTCAGGAATAGATGAAGGTGGCAAAACCTATAACGATACGATGTCCGCTTATCAGGATATTCTAACTACAGATGCCGAAAGACAAGGTGCAGAGAATATAGGTCTTGTTGCCAAACCAATTGAAATGGCAGGTCAGGGTTGGGAAGAAATTGTCAAACTGACTCCATTAGAGGGTACGATTGCAGAACCAATAGCGAATACGATTGGTCAAGCGGCGGCAATATTTGGTACTGGTGGTGCAAAGAAGGTTGCCCTAGAACGGTCAGGTTTAAATGCCTTAGAACGTGGTACGAAAGGAATATTTGAATCAGACAGAACTCCCACCGTAATGAATCCCGAAGTTCCTAGAGAGGTACATTCTGAATATGTAAGAAAAGCATTTGAAACAGAGGGACAACCTATTGCGTTGACTGACGCTTCATATCAAGGCAAAGGACAGAACTTTACATTATCCGAATCAAAACCAGAAACAATATTACGCAAAGGCGCGGGAAAGGAAAATCTTCCTTATACGACAGGCGAAGTCAATCCTGATTTAGAAGTAAACGAAAGACAATATTATAAAAAAGACCTAGATATTTTGATGCAAAAGAATCCAGCCGGTCTTCCAAAAGATATAAAAGAAATTTCTCCGGCTCAAGAATTTTTTGATAACAAACAAAGGGCAAATGAAAGTGCGACTCTTTATTCTGGTATAGACCCGACTATAGTTTTAGACAAAATTGAAAATAGCAAAGTAGGTAAGTCTATCATTGAGTTCTTTTCTCCCGGCTCAACGATCCCCAAGGGTGAGGATTGGATGTATGCCCGTCAGTCAAGTAAGGGTGGTATAGCCAGAGGGGAAAACCTAGCCGAAACCTTTGTCAATAAATATAAAGACCTCTCTATGGAAGACCGTCAGCAGATATGGAACTTCATGGATGGAAGAATAAAACTGGAAGAACTGCCCGACAATTTACAAACACCCGCAAAGCGAATGAGGATGATTGATAACGTCATAGGTAAGAGACTTGCGGATGAAGGTGTCATTTCAAAGGAAACATTTGAGGCCAACAAAGACAAACACATTAGATATATTTATAACATCTATCAACAAGGTCAAGACTTAATGGGTGGCGGTGGTGTAAAGTTAAACACCAAGAACTTCGCAGAAAGAACAGACTGGGGTCAGGTAGCTACCAGAAAACATCTTAACGAAAACTTCAATTATCTACCCAAAGAAGAACTGCAATCTCTAAACGGATTCCTTGACGGTACGGTAGATAAAACAAATCTACCTAATAACGTGAAATGGATTGCCGACCAATTAATAGAGAAGAAAGCAGAGTTTAAAGACATTGAACAAACAAGAACAGGACTCATTAAAGACCCCATACAGGCAATGACCCAATCCATCGTTGAGGGCGAGAAAGCCGTTGCCATGTCGAAGTATTTCAAAAAAATAAGCGAAACTCCTGAATGGGTATTCGAACCATCAGTTTTAAAGATCAACGGAATCAAAATGGGATTAGGTAAAGCACAGTCCATGATTGAAGCAATGGATAAAGTAGGCGACCTTAACCCTGAACAAATAAAATACAAGACACAAATAGAAACCGCAATACAAGACGCTACTATGAAAATGGGTGGCAAACCACCTAAAGGATTCTTGCAACTCACAGGAAAACAATACGGTGCTTTAGATGGGATGTTTGTAAACAAGACTATAGCACAGGATATAAAGCCCATATTTGCTCTAGGAGGAGAGAGTTCTTCTACTATAGTCAATGTTATAAGAGAGGGTTCTGCCGTTGGCACAGGTCTATGGAAGATGAAAAATGTGGCACTTAATATACCCACAATGGCAAGGAATGTTGTTTCAAACAATATTCAGTTACTCATGTCGGGAATGGGGCCACATAAACTAGCACTTAAATTCCCCGAAGCAGTTTATAGTATAGTCAAAAAAGATCAAGATTGGCGAGCCTTGATGAGACAGGGTGGATTTAAGACCAACTTTGCCACAGGAGAATTGTCTGAACTGGTGGATATTGCCAAATCCCTCCAAGACTCTCCCAATATTGTTGATATGGTTTCTAAGATGCAAAGTCTTGGAAAATTCTATGGAAAGATTGATGACGTTTTTAAGTTGACTAAGTTCAAGGATTTACGTTCACAGGGTGTAGAAACTTCTAAGGCTGCACGAGAAGCGATAAAGTGGGGTATGGATTACTCTCTGGCGCATCCTTCTATCAAGGTATTGAGAAACGTCCCTTTAGGGTCGCCGTTCTTTACCTACCAATATAAAATAGCACCATTGATTGTCGAGAGTATTAAACAACGTCCGTGGGTTGTGGGTGGAATAATGTCTCTGCCGTGGATTGTCCAAAAAGCAGTAATCAAAGACATGACCGATGAAGACGCAAAGAAATACATAGAATCACTTCCTTCCTATGTTCAGAACGGTCAGGTCTTTATGATACCCGGAGCAAATGGAATGAATGCTCTTGATGTTTCATATATGGTTCCGTGGGGTAATTGGTATCAGGTAGGTTCCTCTGCTGCACAAGGCAAGGGAACAACGGCACTAAAAGAACTTGGCATATCACAGGGACTTTTACCGACACTTACTTATGCGGCGATTACGGGTAAAGATTTATTTACTAATAGAGACATAGTGGACGATTTAGATAAACACGACCCGAAAGCAACAGCATGGGCATTGACTAAGTATATCTGGCAGACTGCTACACCTCCGATGTTAGGAGAAAACGGAGTGGCGGGAAAAGTTGCAGAACACCTTCAACACGGACAAACAAGATCAGGATTAAAAACAGAAGGAATGAATGTTTATCCTAGAATCGTAGGTGCAAATATCTATCCAGTTGACCCGATGGGTAGAACAAAACAAGACATGATGGATATTAAGAAAGTCAAGAAGGCTTTCGTAAGTAGATTATTCGACAAGAATATTACTCCCGAAGAAAAACAAAAATTAGTAGAAGTTTATAAACAATCACTTGTGGATATTAAGGAACAGTAATGCCAAACATTCCATATCCTATAACCGCAGATTCAATAGAAGAACTCAAGTCTCAATTATATGAGATGTTGAGACAACTATTTGAAGACAAGATAGGTGGTCTTGATTTAGGAGATGTATTCTTAAATTCAGGCGACATCATGTCTTTGAGACTTTCTTCTACTGGGGGATTGGAAAAGAGTAATAATAATTTACAAATTAAAACTAGGTCTGACGGTGGACTTACGACTGCCAGTTCAGGAATAGCGATTGTCTGCAAGTCCAGTGGCGGATTAGCAACCGATTCCAGCGGTATATATCTATCCGCTTCAGGTGGTGCTAATTTCTCAACGATTTCATGTCCGGCAGGGACTAACCCGATTGCCGACATAGTAGGCGATACGCTTACCCTTGCCAACGGTGCGGGAATTTCAATTACCGGAAGCGAAACTACCGATGCGGTAAATATAGCAAACACTGATTTAGGTTCTGCTGCCGTTGCTTCCCATGTTTTATTGTCCGACCCTCATACTCAATATTTAAAAGAATCAGATTTTCAAAATACATTTACATATCTAATAATAGGCACACCGCCAAACTATACGCACATCGCCGCTTGCGGTCGTGTAATATCCTATGGAACGGCTGCATTACCATAAGGAGACAATATGAATATTATAAATAGTGGAGTTTACGATGCATCAAAAGGAACTGCTGAAGATATTATTTTAACAGAAGACAATAATCCTATTGCAACAGAAGATGGTGAACACATAATAGAAGAAGATACTGAATAAAAGGAGGTTTTATGAAAAAGATAGTTTTATTAGTATTATTAATTGTTACATTGGTAACAATTACAACATGGTCGGCTGATGTTAAAATGTCTGAACTGCCAGTGGTTACGACATTGACCGATAATGATTTATTCATGTTAAGTTATTATTCTGGAGGTTTATATTATAGTAAAAAAATAACTGTAGGTAATATAAAAACAGTATTATCTCCAGTAGCCGGTTCAAGTTCGATTATTACAGTTGGAACAGTAGTTAATGGAACATGGAACTCTGCTGTATTACCCGTAGAAGTTGACGGTCACGCAACGGGAAATCTTACAGCGGTACAAGTTTCAGGAACAATAATTCACAATATTGGTCAGAGCAACACAATAGCCAATCTTACACTCCCCGCAGCAGCACAGGGCTATTCTTTTCTTCTTCAGGTAGGAGAAACCTCCACAGCGGGTAACTATCTAAGACTCGTAGCCGCAAGTGGTTCAACAATGTACGTTGATGGTGTTGCTTCCAAAGATTATGCTTCTTTCGATTCTCCAACAATAGGTGATTGGTTGTCATGTTTTACGGCTAAAGTAGGAGCATCAACTTATAATTGGTTTTGCACGACAGGGCGAGGAACCGTAACCACAAACTAGGAATAACTATTAAAGGATAAACATGGGTACAGTAACTAAAGCCTTAATTGGCGAAGAAGATATAAATTTTTGGAACGGTGATTCCACACAAACGACATTTACCAGATTAGCGTCTCTTGGTGGAACTCAAACCATGACCAAAGTAGGATATGAAGTCGATGTTCTTAGGTCGCATTCGGGCAATATTTCTGCTGCATTAAGTATAATAGGAACAATTAATAAGACCACTATTCTTTTAAGACCGGGAACTTATACAATCAGTGCCGATACCGATTGGTCTGCCTATACCAATGTAACTTTTAAAATAGTTAATGGTGCTATTATTTCTCATGGTTCTTACACTGTTAAAATCCCAAACCCAGATGCCGGATTCTATCAATGGTTAAGTGGTTCAGGGGCGGTAACATTTGCTGGGAATGTTAAAGAAGTATATCCTCAATGGTTCGGTGCGAATGGTGATGGATCAACCGATGATACTACTGCTATAAATGCGGCATTGGCATCCTATAAAATAGTGACCATTCCCAAAACAGCAGCAACTTATCTAGTCACTGCACCACTTACTCCTATCAGTAATCAAGTAATTACTATTGAGGGAGAAATAAAAACTGCACAACCCGTTGCCGGAGCATTCTCTATTTTTGATATTGAATCAAAGTCGAATGTTAAGATTTTAGGAAAAGGAGGAAAAATAACTGGTGATGGTGTTACCCAAAATTTAAGAGGTGTTTATTCCCTTTCAAGTTCTAACATAACTGTTACTGGAATGGAAATCACAGGAACAGACTTTGGAATTTGGTTTAGGAAGTCAACTGAAACAACTGCAACAGAAAATTATATTCACAATGTTCTCCGATTTGGTATTCAGGTGGGATATTCTATTGATAGTGTCTATAACTATTTCACTATTTCTAAAAATCGTTTTGACACAATCAACGGAACTGCTATCTGGACACAATACATGGATAGAGGTGTTGTGGAGGGGAATATAATTAATGGTATAACATTTCTATCTGGCGCGACAAGTGGGATAATGGTTTACGAGGCTAATTATGTCACGGTATCAGGAAATGTAATTTATGATTTATCATCGGTGGACGGTGTATCGGGAATAGTTGTCTATGTGGGGTCTAATGATACTATTACGGGGAATACTATTCATGGAGTTACCGGAACAGATATAAATGGAACAGATCGTGGTGGAGCGTTGCAAGGGAGTATATGTTCAAATTGTGTATTTTCAAATAATACTGTTACAGGACCATTTCTACAACCTTTGGTTATAAACGGAGACTCTAAGGGAGTTGTAATTTCAGGTAATACATTTGATGTTGCTACTATTACTCTAGCTGGACATGGAATAAATTTGACTGATAAAAACGGCTCATCGCCAAGTTATGTTACAGTCACCGGAAACACAATCATAGGGAAAACCCCGATTGGTGCATCTGTGGCAGCGATTAGAGCAGGAGACGATAGTACCCATATCACTATAGCAAATAACATTGTTGACAGTTTTTATTATGGAATTGATGTAGCCAATGCCGCATCTTATGTTCACATTAATAATAATGAGATTAATTCTTGTCTCGATGGCATATACACAGAAGGAAGTTCTAATAATATTTACATAAGAGGGAATTACCTAAATACATTCGCTGCTGGTGGTGTTTATTCGATTTTTCTTAGAGGAACAAGTGATTATGTCACTATTTATGATGATAATGTTTCTACTGAAGGGGTTTTTGTGGATTCGAGTGGAACTAATTTATTCTGGACTCGTTCTGCTACTGCAGCACAATTACAATCTTCTGCAGATCCAATCAACACGAAAGGGAAAACAGTTGGAAAGTTGGTATGGGTATCTGATGCTAATATATATGTATATGCTATAGGGACTACGGCAACAGCACATTGGTATGATGGTGCAGGAGTAGATACATATACGCCAGTTCCATAGAGACCGAAGGAGAAGTTATGAAAAAATATCTATTTTCCGTTTTTCTTAGTTTAGTTTTTTCGCCTTGCTGGGCGTTGAGTCCAATAATCCATCCAGTGTTACAAACAGAAACGGCAGCGTACTTTAGACTCCCCTCTCCAACAGGAACACAAAAAGATTTAAACGATACCATCAAATCTTTAAAATATTTGGGCGGGTCAGTTACTCTTCTTAGTTTGACAAATAAGTTATCTTTAGTGAATGGTACTGCGTTTATTACGAATCCGAGTGTTGATATAAGAAAATATGTTGGATTTAAAATTTCCGAAACCGAGACAACACATACTTTAGTTGGTTGGATTAAAGCGGCGGGGACGAGTGAGGGGTTGGGGGATGAATTGGTGGACGGATGGACCAATAATGTTTCATTTAATTATGAAACTTTTGAAACAAGTGGTTCAAGTATCACCAGTGCAATAAATACAACTTCGGCAGGAATTTGCTATAAGAATTTTTCACTTACCGCTGGTTGGTTGATAAAATTAGTACATACCTTAACAGTAAATTCTGGTGAGACACCCGAATTTGATTTTGCTTCAGGAGCAGCCGGAGAGGCTCCATATATAATTATTCCCGCAGTCCCGACAGGGACTTTATATTACACAATGGATAATAACTATAGTTACGTTATGTATGCTAATAGCAATGCTTCCAACTGGTCTACGTCAGGTTTTTCGTTAAAGCAAGTCACCGCGCCCTCTGCCACCGGAGTAACTATAGTTTCAACACAAGGTGGTTCAACTTATAATTGGACTTCAGATGGTGGTGTAGATTGTAAAGCTGCTTCATTTACGGCGGTAATTACAAAGGATTAAAGGGGAGGGCTAGTTGTCGCTGACACGACACCGGAAGGGTTTACCGGCCTAGCCCAGAGAGTCATAATAAAAAAAGGGGAATTTGTCAAATGGCATACAAAATCAAGTTCAGAATCAAGTTGAAAATATATCAGTGGATTATCGGTTTAATGCTTATTCTTTTCGCCGCAGTTACTTGTTATGCCGCAGTCACAGAGCCGTCATGGGTTGAACACGTTGACTTAATGACCATTCTTATAGGTGGTTTATTTATGCTGGTCGCATGGTTCGTCATAAAAACATTAAGGACATTTGAAAGTAATCAAGATTTACTTTTTGATAAATTCAACGTCCTGAATGACGATTATCACGAATTAAAAGGGAAGTGCCACGAAAGGACGAAGTGCTAATATGGCTAGTAGAGACCCGAGAGATTTAAGCGATGAAATGTATTTTAGGTGGTCTGAATGGGACAAGGCCATGAAGTCGAATGACATTGACTACATTTTAACCTGTACGAAACGAGAAAAATCAGATCAGGAAACACTTTTCGCTCAGGGACGGACAAAGCCGGGGAAAATCGTAACATGGACGCTAAACAGCAAACATCTTACAGGTGACGCTTTTGACTTCTGTATTATGAACAACGGAAAATGTGATTGGTCTATGCTGAATAAAGAGGAATGGGACACGGCGGTAGAACTAGGCAAGAGTTTAGGTCTCGCTCAGGTAGTTGATAGCAAGGGACGTATAAAAGAATACGCACATTTACAATTAGGAGTTTAAAATGGGATTAGATATTACAGGGATAGGAGCGATATTTGATTTTGGCTCAAAGGTCATAGATAAGATATTTCCAGACCAGAACGAAGCCGCTAAAGCGAAATTAGCCATGTTTGAATTGCAGCAAAAAGGAGAACTGGCACAACTGGATAACGATTTCAAACTTGCAATTGAACAGATTAAGACCAATGCGGTAGAGGCTCAAAACGCCTCTATATTCGTTTCCGGTTGGCGACCTTTTATCGGTTGGATTTGCGGATTTTCTCTAGGATATAATTATATCTTTATGCCTCTGTTTACCTACTGTGCAAGGTGGTACGATAAGGTGGCGCCTGTGATGCCTGTTTTAGACAACGGAGAATTGACTACCTTGTTATTTGGTATGCTTGGATTAGGTATTATGAGAACCTATGAAAAGAAAGAGGGCGTAGCTAGTAAATAAAACCTCATTACAGAGGCTTATCTGGCAGAGAAACTACAGGTTGATTGCTACAAGAGGGCGTTAAAATAGGGTCGTATTTATATTTTGCCATTCTTCAAGGTATATTTCGTCCTCTGTTTTCCCTCTATCTACTCCGCCTTGTTCGTAATGGTTGCAACCACCACACCACCAATTCCAAGGATATTGTGGAGGATAAGAGGTTAAAACTACCCCTGTGGGTTTTTTTATCATTTCTTTATTACATTTAGGACACTTCATTTATCACCTCCAATTTAGGTATATTTCTCAACCCTCTACTAATCAGCCTGTAAAACTTATGTCGTGCAATCTTATCGCAAATACCTTTGAATTTTTCTACTAGTTTTTTCATAAGGACTCCTTGACTTTTGGGTAAAAGTTAAGTAAAAGCCTGTCAGTCAAAACTTCTAATCGACTTCTAACTGGTTTTTTAGTATTGATTTTATTAGGAATTTTGCACGCTAGCGTAGGTTCGAATCCTACCGGGCGTATACTTTTCCCATTGATTTTGTTCAAGTTTTTCATGTTTTCCCACCTTCTAACGAACTTCTAAACTCGACAATTTGCCCTCTGTTTTCTAGTGCCTCTGTGATATGGCTTCTATCTAGTTTCGCATATAGCTTTGTTGTTTTCATTGAAGTGTGTTTTAGTGTTTCCTGTATGAATGAAAGTGGATAACCGGAGTTTCTTAATTGACCACCTAAAGAGTGCCTTACGCCTTCATAGAGGCCGATTTTTAGGCCGACTTCTTTACAGGCGGTTTTCCATATTTTGTTAAGGATTTTGTTGTCATAGTGACTACCCCGCTGATTGTGACAGAACACCCATTGCTGAAATGAAGGATAGGCTTTTGAGAGTCGCAGAGCTTCTCTAGCTCTTGTAGTGATCTGTTCAGTCCTGATTCCCTTAGCGCCCGTCTTAGTAGTTTCTCGAAGCTCATATTCACTGTGACTCCTTTTAAAAATTATTTCTGTTTCTGTCACGCAATCCAATTTTAAAGCCGTTGCTTCTTGTGGTCTAATTCCATATTCCATCATCACTACAAATATAGGTCTATGCCTCTCAGGAATCACTTGTAATAGTCTTTGTTGTTCTTCAAATGTCAACCATGCAGTCGTTTCTGGTTCGGGTTTGGCTAACGATGGAAATTCCGGTACAATGAAACTAGGGACATCCTTTCTATAAAAGTGAAGCATTGTCTTGATCGCTCCGAGAACATTACACTTAGCCGATTCTGACAACGACAATGAGTTTTTAAAAAGAAGTAATTTAGAATGGGTAAAATCCCGAATGTCAAAATCTTCCCCAAAGTCTTTATAATCCATGACCTTCTTAATCGCATTACGATAAATCTTTTTTGTATTGTTACATATATCCGCTGCATTTAACCAAAGTTTAGAAAATTCTTTAACTGATAATGGGGAATTGGGGCGATAGTTGCGAGGATTGTAAGAACCTTTGTCAATTTCGGCTTGCATGACCGATAACATCTTTTGCCCTGTTCTCTTATCCCATATCGGCAATCCCTTCCATTCCCAAAACTTTTCTTGTTTGCCATTAAAAGGAATAGACACATAGCAACGCTTTGCCGGGACATGATAATAAACATGACCTTTCATAAATCCACCTCCCCCGAAGTATGGGGGCATGGTATATTTTTCCACGCAATTAGTCAAGGTTTCTCCGTGCTATCTTTTGTGGCATTCGTCTTATGTGCAATAGCGTTAGCAATATTACAGCCAATATTATCTATAACAAACAAAGCGACAAGTATTAAAAAGAACGTCATAATTGGATGTTGATATATCCAACTCATTTCACCCCTCCTTTATTTCCGGCTAATCTCTACCGCTATTTTTCGCATTTGGCCTCACCTAATGGGTATGTTAATTGTTATGGTTCAATATCGTCTAATGTAACAAGATCGTAATCATCTTTTATTTTACTGACAACAAAGGTTATCCAAAACGATTCGGATAACACAGCGGCATTGCGCCAACTTCTACACCAACGCCAGCATTTTGCGCCGCGATAAAACTTTCCATCAGATTTACGTCTTAAAAATTTTTTCATTTCCCCTCCCATTCCAAGAACATCTCGCACAGTAAGTGAGGGTTAAATATTTTCTACTGCGATAAAGTATCTAACTTCATTTATATCGTCTAATAAGACTCCGTATTGAGTAAACAGTTCAATGTTTTTCTGATAAGTACCAGTAAGCCAATCTTCACCATTCATTGTTGCCCTAACTCTATCGCCTATTTGTGGCTCGGCTACCCTACGGTTAAGTGTGTCGGTCATGTTTCTTCTCCTTCAATGGACAAGGTATTATTTCGGTTGTAGATATCTGTAATGTTCCTTTCGCTTTATGTCCGCAAAAAGAAAATCTGTGTTCAACTGGTGTTGACGATGGATTTACAACCCAATCAGCAATGAGATTAGAGGCTATGCCACATATAGGACAAATATACATTTCTATATCACTCCCTCCTTCTTCGCTATTTCTGGTGTAATTTTGTATTCGGTCATACTTCCCTCTCTATCCGTGTAAGTTGGTCGGGTTGGTAGAAATCACATTTCTTGTTCTTTTTAAGATCATAACATTTATCGCTTGTTCCATTGTGATTCCATTCGCAATTCCCGCAGCATTTGTAGTTTTTAAGTTGCTCTGTGAGGTCGGCAATCTGCCGTTTATCTTTTAATGACATTTCTAAAGCGGAATCATAAAGAAGTTTTTGACCATTATATAATATTGCCAACTCCCTAACCTTCTCTTCCAGATTTTTGAAGAGGGAGAGGATTTCTTGCTTTACAATATAAACTTTTAATAATCCTTGTTGGTCATTAATATCAGAAACTTTATTTATACTGTAAAATTCACTCAGCAGTTCGTCAATCTTCATTTCTTCACTCATGCTCACTCCTTGTCTCTGATGTGCTTAATGTCTTTCTCTAGTTGAGTCATTTAAGCAAATCCTTATTCATGTAGATGTTTCCGATCACTTCTATTTCAGCATCAACAGCCCGAACTATTTGATATAGAGGGTGCATTTTTTTAGTTGGCTCAAATTGAAAATCAAAACAGGCATTTTCTTCGTCATAAATAACAACCGTTTTCGTAATAAAATCTTTTTTAATATTGAAATATTTCTTATTATGTTCATTACATTCTACCGGATATGCTACTATGTCCCCCTCGTATATTTCCTTTTCGTTCTTGTCGTGAAGGTTTGTAAATTGTAACCCAAATACTCCATGAACATTATGTCCCATAGACAATGGAGAAACAAAATTACCTTCACTTATCCAACCCCAGTAATGCCATGAGTTAAAAGTATCGTCATTATTAAATAATGGTTGCCTGAATTTAATTTCTCGCATCATTCATTCCTCTTAGGCGGCTTCAACTTCGTTAGGGTCGGGTATAAAACAACCTAATTCTATTGTTGCCCACCGTTTTATCTTATCTAAATAGTCCGTAAATTCTGCCGTATTAAGTTTTGTCGTACTTCTGATTTTTCTTAATCCGTGTTCATCGGGAATAGCAGACAAAAACTTTTCTTTTAATGCTTCGTGCATTTCTTCTGCCGTGTACCCCGTATAACCGCTAAGTATTTCGATCACGACACCCCAGTAGTAACTATTTTGCTGATTCGACCTTTCCGCTTTTTGCTTCCTTAAAACCGTCTCAATTCTTTGACCTTCAAGTCTTGAAATCTGGACAAGGTAACGGTTAGGGTTATCAAGAATAACTTTCCCTTTTGCGATTCTGCCGGAAAATACAGGGTTCATCTTATACACTCCACCATTGCCAAAAGTTCTTCATTAAATTGTGTTAATTCTTTGTCCACTTTTTCAATCCACTTTTCATCACGAAAAACCTCAATCATTAAAGGTTTGATACCTGGATAGTGGCTCATAAACCACCATGATTCTCTTTCGGTAACATAAAGAGAAAATTGCACCTGACAAAAATATTCGGTGGGAAGTTTACCATCTAACAAATATTTTATATGGGTCTTGCTCAACGGATTTTTTACTTCAAATCCTGAGTTTTCACCTATTAATCCATCGGGAGAACAATGGCATAAATGAAGGGAGTCTTTATAGACAAGACCGACTTGTTTAATTTCAACATCATGTGCCATTTCAAACAATGATCTCGCCTCGGCTTCTCGCTCAATTCCGTTCAGCATAGCTTGTGTAGTGAATCCAACTTCGCCCTTTCCTGTCAGTCTTTCAGCCGCCAGAGTCATCATGTAATCCGTTCTTGATTTAGACGGTTCGCCTTTAGTGGTGATAATCTTGTCAATAGAAGAAGCACCAACATTCCCGCAAATAGCAGAAAACCAAATATCGCTCCTTTGTTCACATTCAATTATTATCGGCATTACTTTTTCACTTTCGCCCGTAAAGCTGTCATGGCATTGTTGAAATCAGCTTCTTTGATCTTGTCCAAATCCTCAACGTCCATAAATTTGAGGAATTTCTTTTCGTCTGTTTCCGTTGACTGAATCATATCCACGAGGGTTGATTTCTGCTTGTCGGAAATATATTTTATTTCTCCACTCGCCTTATTTCCGTTATCATCGTCACCTGTCGGAATGTTAAAAATTAATCTTAAAAGATATGAGCGGCCATAAGAGAAAGCCGACCCAGTAGCATGAGTTTTTGTCATGTTTGCGTTACCTTTAATTCCGGTAGTCTCAACAGGAATATCCGCATAAACATTTTTTGTGAATCCTTCTTCGTGCATTATATCAGCCATTACCCGCATATTCCCTTCTAGTAATGGATTGTCGGGTGTTCCATGTCCTTGATAGAAAGTTACCGAAAATCCCTCGGCGGTGTAAATAGGTTGACAGCGTTTTACAATTTCATCGTAACCGGCATACTTGCTATTTGTCTGATTGTTCTTTTCTTTTTTATCAACCACGGGCATATTTTTCTGCGCCCTAACCATCGAAAAGTTAAACGCTTGTTGAGCCTCTCTATCAATGATTTGTTTCTGCATATCTATAATCCGTTGTATTTTCTCAACGTCAACATTTGGATTAGAAGAAAGACGCTCAATTATATCTAAAAAATTAGGTTGACTTCCTTCTTTTTCTTTTATCACTTCTGGTACTAATACTTCTGTCATATTTCCCCCTGTTTAATTGCCCTCCGAGAATCCCCTCATACTCGACCTACCTGATTGAAGGGCGTACTCGTTGGGCGTTGGTTAATTTGTTTCAATCGTAATAGCAATTTCGGAAAGTGTAATTTTCATTTCCACTATTTTCTGTTCTGCTTCTACCTCTAAAAGTTTTGGTATTTCCGTTCCTGCTTTAATATAAAAGCCCCCTGAAATATCATCGCCTACTTTTCCGAAAACATAATGGTGGGTAGTTGGTTCGTAACCGATAACTTCTCCAGCATTATTGCGGATAGCTTTTGTTATTGTTTGATCGTAAATTGCTTTAATCTTCATTTCTTTCCTCCCTTTCCTCTATTTTCTGGTGGCTATGTGCGATAGGAAACTACTCTGTACGAGCCTATCAACCCTAGTTTCTCCGGTTTGTACTCCGGCACAGCCATGTTAATTACTTCCTGTAATCAAGTTGATGGTCTATTCTTTCTTCCATTAATCGCTCACATATTTCTTGATACGGAATTTATGCGCTGTACAATTTTCTCTATGATTAGGTAAATCTTTCCACGCTGCCATTCGTCTGAAATAGATTCCCCAAGGAGTCCATTTGTTAAGTTTTATTTCGATTACCCACACATGATTTTTCATCAGTTCACCGCTTTAACTATTATTCTGTAATGCCAATTCTGGTTAGAAATTTATCTGCATATTCTCCGGCACATTTAATGCTGTACTCATACCTATTTTTACCACTAGCAACTTCGTCAATGTCTGTTAATAATTGGTCAACCATGTCCGTCATTACTTTTAAATTTTCAAATCTCTTCCCATCTTCGGTTGTTTCGCCAATTGGTTTTATTTCGCCAACTAACTTTTTTACAACATCATATAATTCCATTTTACTAATACCTCTCTTGCCCTGCACGATATTTTAAATGCTTCTTCGGCAAAATATCCCTTATAGCTGACTGCATGATTTCGTCCCTTTCGATGAAATTAAATTCCCGTAAAGTTTTTTTGATTACGTTAACGGCTTCCTCTTTGGGATTGACCACAGGATAAACAACTTTCTCTGGATTAAGTAATTTTGCGATTCGTTCAAACATATACATTTTTACCTCCTTGCGATTAAATTATTGCAACCTTCTCGTTCGATAAAAATCTTTTTACCTTGATAATTTACAAACGGTTCACCCTGCCGGAAATCAACCACAGAGGACTTCGGGCAGCTTTTTAAATTTTCGTAGATCACTTCATTTCTAGCGTTCAGCCGTTGCTCGACAGCAGACACAATGATAACGGCAAATATTCCGATCACGCTCAGGGCGATAATAATTGCTGAATGAAACTTGTCCCTATCTCTCGCTATCCTCTGTTTTTTGTATTCGGTTAGGATTGTCACTTCGACACCTCCACAACAAAGCTATTAATCCGATCACTATACTTACAAATACTGCGGTTATGATGATCTGCATTAGGAATCTTCCTCTATTTCTTCAAATTCAAGATGAACATCTTCCTGATTATAATTATAGACAACAATCATAACGCCTTCCTCAAAACACTGCATAATTGGAAAATCATCTGGAAGTTCAGAAAGAACTTTTTTTAATTCTCCTACCGTGTATGCCTTTGGGTGATCGTCACCACGATAAAATTTTTCAGGTATTCTCATAATCCCTCCTACTCAGCCTTTGCGATTGCTGCTTTCGCTTTTATGACTTCATGTAATGTTGCATTGTTTTCACAGCAAAATAGTTCAACCATTTCTTTCAACGATCCTAAAAGGTCGTAATGTGAATTGCAAGCCTTGACATAAAGGCGGCATCTACTTTTTTCATTTTAAACGAAACGTATTCATCGCCGTGCTTAACGCACCATCCCCAACCATTTTCTTTTATTACTTCCCACGGTAATTTTGTATGTTCCATAATCTCCTTTTGCGATATTAGTGGCAGGGGTCAGGAAGTCAGTTTACTTTCTCCTGATTCGCACGGCGTAAACACCGCCCCTGCCTTGTTACACCCAATACCGCCCTCCTTAAAGTATTTCAGCACTCTACCTGTCCCCATCTATCCGGCTTGTTGCTCCGGCCTCAATGTTGCAAAGTGTAATGTTGTAACATCGGGGGTTTTCCCTTATTATGCCGTCAAGCATTTATTATAGGCACTAATCCCAATGTCCTTAGCAAAACACCGAGCAGGACTAATCCTTTTCCTCTTTAAATATTCTGTATAAGGCTCGTCCCAATATATTTCGAACAACTGCCTTACATATTCTCTTGATACCCCGTACTTATCTGCTACAGATTGCAACGTAATGTCTTTGTCCAAAGCCAAGCAAAATATGTCGTCTCTCAATTCTGTCCCGTAGGTCAGAACGAGGTATTTTATTTTTTCTGTTTGAGTTAGTTTCTTGCGTCCCATTTATGCCTCTAAAATATCGCTTGACTTTGGATTTTGTGAGAGTAGAATTAATCCAGACAGACTGGTATGGGATAGAACATATCCGTACAAACCAAGAAGGGCGGGGCAAGTGGCACTAGGGCAAGTCACAAACCCCGCTTTTTCGTGCCCCCGTAGTTCAATTGGATAGAACGCCAGTCTGTCGAATTGGTTTGTCATAGGGACACCTCTTGGTTATGTACTAAATGATGATGTTTCTGGCAAAGCCATGTGACCATAAGTGGCCTTTGATAATCTTTATGATGGCCTTGTGTTTTTAAATCTCCACAAACTTCACATGGTTCTCGTTTTATTCTTCCTGCTTTGATTTCGTAATAGATTTTTTGTCTAGCAACTACTCTTTCTGGATAACGCTCTACTTGTAGTTTTTTATAATGATAATTATTTGAGCTTATCCCACCTTTCCAACTTGGATTTAAATCACCTAATCTTTTTTTATTATGGTAACTGGTTGAACAAGACAGCGAACAAAAAGGTTTAGGCGAACCCGCCCTTATCTTATCTATCCGTGCATGAAATTCTTTTCCACAATTAGGACAATTACGAACAACAGTTTTTCTATTTCGTTTCTTTATCCCAACGGGGGTACTATCTTGATTCTCTCCTCTCATTGCACGACTCTCAAGTGTTGGCGTGAGTATAAAACAAGTATTAATGTTTTGTCAAGCATTATTTACAAGTATTTATGTTTTTAGGGACAATAAAAAAGCCAGTCATGGCTAAACTGGCTAATTTATTTATTAATTACTTAGAAAATTATTTTATAATTGTGAACCAAATTGCTAAAACGAGCATGAAAATAGCCCATAAAAAATAGGGAATAGAGGTCAGTTCATCATCTTTTAATAAGATAAACACTGCTTTCATTGAAACGATAATGGAAAAGATTAGTAGTATGGAAATTAATATCATTATTAACCCTTAACTAAAAATATTTTCCTGTCGTTGTCCCTTGTGGCGGTTAGCGTGGACAGGGACACGCGCCGCCTATCTACCCCATGAGCTTTTTCAGTTCCCCCGTATCTGCTACCGCAAATAACCGACTATTAATTGAGGCTACATCAGCCTTTATCTGTTTCTTAGAGTCTTCTAAAGATTTTATGCCTACCAGTTGAACATCTATTTGTCTTTGTAATCCATCAATCTGCTTTTGGAATGACTGTAGAAGCATTAATATTTCTTGCGAGGATTCGCTAGGAAAGACTTTTTCTTCCTTTATGCCCGTAACTAGCCAATTAAGATCAACGCCCGTTAATTCCTTGATTTTTATTAGCTGATCGCCACTAGGAAAGTATATTCCTTTACACCAAGTTCTTATAGCTTCGTAAGAAATACCAACTTTTAAAGCAAATTCCTTTTTGTCCTTACCTATAACTTGCTTTAATCGTTCGGTAATTTCATTATTTACAAGTTTTTTTGTTTTCGTGCTTGACATAACAAGTATTTTTGTTTTATAATCACTTTAAAATTTGGTACTAGAATCGGGCAACCATCCTGCAAGATAACTACCCGACCCTAGCTTAACAGATTCATAACCTTTTTCAAGTAAAAAAATGAGGTTACAAATCATGGCAAAATCCATACCAACCGAAGGAACTTCTATCACTTTTCAAATACCTACTTTAGCTTGTCTTGACAATTACTGTTATCTTAAAAATCTTTCCCGTTCTTATGTGGTTCAAACCGCTGTTCAGCGTTACCTTGCTGCCGAAGATGCGGATAACAATCCCGATCATTGGAATCAAGAATACGACAAGTTAGAAAAATAGTCAAAATTTTTAAAATATAAAAATGTTTAAATATTATTGAAGTTTAATTTCTAACCAAAACGGTAACTTAATGAGCGACATTAAAATAATTAATCAGGACTGCATGATTGCTATGAGCCAAATGAAAGACAAAGAGTTTGATTTGGCTATTTGCGATCCGCCGTATGGGATATTCGGGGGGGGGCAGAAGTGTGACAACTTCAACTGGGTTAAAAAAAAAGTCAAAGAGGGTGACGGTGGAACATGGGCTTCTAAATATAACAGGCAAACAACAAAATGGGATTTTGCACCACCGGAAGAATATTTTATGGAATTAAAAAGGGTAAGTAAAGAACAAATAATTTGGGGAGCTAATCATTTTGGTTATCCATTTATAAATTTTGCAATCTGGAGAAAACTTACTATTTCGGAAAAATTCACAATGTCAATGGCAGAGATAGCATCGGTTTCAATTAGGGGGAACGGGAAAGTTTTTGAATATCAACCACAAGACAAAAATAGATTCCACCCCACCCAAAAGCCCGTTGCCCTTTACCAATGGCTATTAAAGAACTACGCAAAGCAAGGGGATAGGATTTTAGACACGCATTTAGGAAGTGGCTCAAGTGCGATTGCCGCCGATATAATGGGCTTTGATTTTGTCGGATATGAGATTGACAAGGATTATTTTGAAGCGGCATTAGACCGATTTAATAGGCACAAACAACAACAGGTATTGGCTCTATGAAATTCCCAACCGACCTATTGAAAAAGTTATTTCCGACTCCAGCAAAAGACAAAGACGGTCATTGTGTTTTTCATATTGACGACCGTTTCAAGTGCCCGAACTTTAAGCCGGTCAAGGGGACTCATAATTGCTGTGAGTTTCTTTTGATTACAGGGGAGTGTGAGGCGGAATGAATCATAAATTAATAAACGATCATTTTCAGAATTATAAATCATATTCAATACCAAAGGCGCAACTTGTAATTGCTGATATTCCTTACAACGTCGGTAAAAATGCTTATGGTTCTAATCCGGCATGGTACATTGACGGCGATAATAACAATGGCGAAAGTGATCTGGCCGGAAAAGTATTTTTTGATACTGACAACGATTTCAAAATATCTGAATTTTTAAATTTCTGTTCTCATATGCTGGTTAGGGAGCCGAAGGAAAAGGGCAGGGCTCCGGCAATGGTTATTTTCTGTGAATTTGAGCAGCAATTTGAATTAATAGAAAAAGCCAAAAAGTACGGCTTAAATAATTACATCAATCTGGTTTTCCGCAAGAACTTTTCCGCTCAGGTATTAAAGGCCAATATGAGAATCGTTGGCAACTGCGAATATGGCCTTGTTTTATACAGGGATAAACTTCCTAAATTCAACAATCACGGGAAAATGGTATTTAATTGTTTTGACGTTGAAAGAGATACTGTCACCCCAAAGATCCACCCGACACAAAAATCCGTCCCATTGCTGGAAAAAATAATAAAAATATTTACAGACGAGGGTGAAGTAGTGATTGACCCCGTTTCTGGCAGTGGAACAACTTTGCTTGCCGCGATAAATTGCAACCGTTCTGCATATGGATTTGAGATCAAAAAGAACTTTTATAAAGACGCCTCTACTTTAATCAATAACAGAAAATTAGAATTGGAAGAAATAAGCAAATACGGATTGCCCATAACGGAAATGGGGAAAATTAATCCAACATTATTCGATAATCAGTTCGGGAATTAATGGCTAACGTAAGCGAAGAATACCTTCTTAAAATATTCCATGAAATAGTCGGCTTCAACGCTGATTTTCGTTGGCGCCGGAGATTTACCGGGAAGAGCAGAAAGAAGTTTTGCTGGAAGAAATGAAGAGGCTAGGAATACGCGGGTGGCGACCATGAGTAACATTCAAATCATAAACGCTGATTGCATGGAAGTTATGGCGAAGATGAAAGACAAAGAGTTTGATTTGGCTATTGTTGATCCGCCGTATGGGATTAAACGGGATGTAGGCTTTGTAGGCTTTGGAGGCTTTGGAGAACCTATTGCAAGGCGACAATATAAGGGCGGATGGGATAATGAACGACCACCATCTAAATATTTTCAAGAACTTTTAAGAGTTGCCGATAAAGTTATTATTTTTGGCGGAAATTATTTTGCTGATTTATTACCACAAGGGAATCATTGGGTAGTGTGGGATAAACAAAACACCATGCCAACATTCGGTGACGCTGAATTAATTTGGACAAATATAGACCGTAATTCTGTAAAAATAAAAGTTCACCAATGGAACGGTTTATTGGGAAAAGAAAAACAATCTCGCATCCACCCCACCCAAAAGCCCGTTGCCCTTTATCAATGGTTATTAAAAAACTACGCAAAGCAAGGCGATAGGATTTTAGATACTCACGGCGGTTCATGTTCAAGTGCGATTGCTTGCGACATCATGGGATTTGACGCAGTTATCTTTGAAATTGACAAGGATTATTTTGAAGCGGCTTTAGATAGATTTAACAGGCACAAACAACAGCAGGTGTTGGCTCTATGACCTCTAAACAAGACTATAACAAAAATGGATTTTGTACGGCTCAAATCATTGAAGAACCGTTCTGCACACATTTCGAGCAAGATAAAAATCTACGTTCACTGGAAAACAAAAGGACAGGGAAGGGTATCAATGCAATTTTGCGGTGGACATTATTGCGGACATTTTTGACCCGAAATACGGGGGTGATGAATAGATGTGGTCTCTTATTTTTTACATAGCAGGCAGTATTTGTTTTTTAATCGGCTCAATTATTTCACTAGTAAATTTGTTGAGGAACTAAATGGCTAAGAGCGAGAGAAAAGTAAACACACTTCCAAAACCAGTTAAGACTAAAAAAGTGAAAAAGAAAAAGGTCAAGTCTGAACGCCAAAAATTAATTATAGCCTGTGACAACCTTTGGAGTGATTGCATTATTGCCAGAGATAAGACCTGCCGATATTCAAACTCCGAGGATAGATTGTCAGCGCATCACATTAGAGGCAAAAGCCATTATTCGACCCGTTGGGATTTAGAAAACGGCCTCTGTCTATCGTGGACAAAAATACACTTTTTACAAAAGAACAATCCTGAATTTTTCCAAGATAAAATTATCGAGATTATCGGCGATGAAAAATATCAGCAATTAAAGACTAAATCTTTGGTCAGAGTAGATTACTCAATCGCTGATTTGAGAGACATCAAAGAAAGTTTAGAGAAGAAGTTGGACGATATTAAGAGAGGGCTGGATTATTCAAATGTACCCTTTTAAACCCGATTTGGTCACACTCTTATTGTACTTATTATTATTTATATGCTCGCTAGAGCTCGCCTTAGCAAAGCGTGACAGGCGTGACGGAAAGTGACGGACGTGACGAATGGAAGATATTGTAGCTAAAATGTCAGAGATTGATGCGGTCAGTACATACCTAATTAGGGGAGGTATGCCGCCAGATCAGATTATTGAAATTATAAAACAACTACATAATTTCAGTAGTTTAGATTGGACAGAGGAACAACTACACGATGAAGTTTATAATAACTACGATGCAATTTTAAGATTAGGAAATAAGGAAAAAAGACCCATCCAAGCCGAGATTGAGGCTTATGTCACATCGGTCACGGAAAATTTGATTTCGTCACAAACCTGTCACGCAGAATGTCACATCAAAACTAAAGAAGAAATGGCAGCAGCCAGAAAAGCTATTTCAAGATTAATTAAAAAAGGTGTTCTGGAACCAGTACAAAATCGAGTCGGTTTATATCGTAAAACAGACAAGCAGGTTGATTCGATAGATTTCATAAACGCCACAGGAGAGGCAATAGATTTAAAATGGCCATTTGGCATTGAGAAACTTTGTAAGATTTTACCTAAGAATATAGTTGTTGTGACAGGTTCACCGGACACCGGAAAAACAGCACTTCTTTTAGACTTTATTAGATTAAATATGAAAAAACATAGAATCAATTATTTTTCTTCAGAAATGGGAGCGTTAGAACTTCAGTCAAGATTATTAAAATTCCCTCAGCTTACCCTTCAGGATTGGAAATTTAATCCAGTTGAGAGATCAAGTAATTTTGCCGATGTTATCCAGCCTAACGATATTAACGTAATTGACTTCTTAGAAATACATCAGGATTTTTACATGGTAGGCCAATGGATTAAAGACATATTTGATAAACTGGACAAGGGAGTCGCTGTAATTGCTATCCAAAAGAACACAGGAAAAGGACAGGATATAGCAAGGGGCGGAGTCGGTAGTTTAGAAAAGCCACGTTTGTATATTTCACTTAGTAATAATCCGCACATTCTAAAAATTGTAAAAGCGAAAAACTGGGTCAACGACCTTGTTAATCCCAACGGTCTATTTATGCGTTACAAAATAGTCGGCGGGTGTCAGTTTAAAAGAGAGAAAACTTTATCTGGTGAGGATTGTGATTGGGAAAAGGAAGTCATTGAAAGCGAAGAAACAAAAACCTCTATTCGAGGGCGTTTTTAATGGGCAGAGGCAAGTCTATTATTTGCATTGTCACGCCTATTCCAAAAAACAGGCAAGGCTTAATTTTTGTAGGCAGATAGCAAAGAAGCAGGGCGTTGATGATTGGTTGGTATTGCAATATTTTTCAGAGGACAAAGAAAACTTTTTAATCAAAGAGGTAGAGGATGAACGAAGAAATCAAGACACTAGAGAAAAAGATTGAATTACACAAGCAGTTTATATTTTTGCGGATGACGGAAATGTTGGAGCAACTAAAGGACATGGAAGCAAAATTAACGGAAATTTACGAGAGGGAAAAATGAGCGAATACGAAAACTATCAACGGCCTAAAAAGATAGAATCAATTTGCACGATATGTAAGGCCACGGGCAGAAAGTATGTGCATAAGGGGTGGTCACGATGGGAGTATTGCAAAATACATAGGATGCAAACCCAAAGAGGCGATTATCCAGACACAATGTCAGAAATTTATCCAGTACATTCATAAAGGGGAGGAAAGATGGAATATCAGACAACAAAGTATGATGTAATTCAGACAGGAACCTATAAAGACGTTTATCAATTAAAGTTGGGTTATTACAAAAAAGATACCACAGAATTTAAGGTTAAGTCATACCCAAAGACCATTGAAGGACAAGAAAAGTTTTTCCCGATTTCAATACCATTGGGGGACAAAGAAACTGCGACAAAATTTCTAGTCTCTTTATTGAAAGAGATCACCGGAGAATATTATGAGGTAGTAAATTATAAACCACAACAAGCAACGCAAGAGGACGTACCTTTTTAAGCAATGCCATTTAAAGACCGAGAGAAAGAACTAGCGTATCACAAAAAATACAACAAGGAATATTATTTATTACACAGCGAGAGGATAGCAGTAACACAAAGTAAAAAACGGGCTAGGTGGCGACAAGAGGGGCGTTGTTCAAGTTGTGGAACTAAGTTAGTGCAGGGCGAAAAAAGAACCTGTGTAAATTGCGGGAACACCATTAAGGGAGCGTTAAAATATGCAAAGGATAGTCAAAGACTTACCCAAAACATTTGAGATCATAGCCGGAAGCTGCACCCATATAGGATCGATAATGTGTTATCGTGAAGGAATAGAGAAAGCCGTTGATTATGTTGCCTCTAGGGAAAATACTTTCTTTATTCATTTGGGTGATTGGATAGAAGCAATTTGCACCGATGATAAGCGTTATAACGCCCCACCAGACGATTTAAAGAACAAAGAACAAGTGATACCCATGAAACAGGCTTTTGACGCTGTAAGCCTATTTAAACCGATTAAGGATAAAATCATTGTCGGCCTCATTGGAAACCACGAAAGAAAATTATCCCATGTCGGAAATCTGGTTGAAAGCATTATCTGCCATAAAGAATTAGGCTTAAATATTCCCTATGGCACAGAGGTTTGTCGCATAATCTTAGAACACAATGGAAATCCGCTTTTTAACATCTTCGCCATGCACGGAAGAAAAATACTAAATTCCAACGCAAAAGACTTTGAGCAAAGAGAAGCCAACAAGAAAGCCGCGCTTAAACTTTATCTGCAAGAACAGCAAGCCGACTGCTCTATTATGCTTTGCGGTCACGGTCACAAGATTATTATTTGCGAACCGTCTAAAAGATTAATTCTTGTTGATGGGGAGAATGGACAACGGCAGAGATACTTACGGGGAATAACAAGCGCAGGATATATTCAGCCAGATCAGAGATGGTATGCCATGTGCGGTTCTGCAAGAAAATCACGAATTGATGGCTATGATGATTATGCACAATGTTTTGAAGCTGCCGATTTGGGATTTGTAAAAATAATTGTTGATAATGGAGAGATTGTAAAACTTGAACCATTTTTAATTTAGTAACACTTCATGCGCCGTTTCTATGATGTACGGCCTATCTTCGGCTCGAGGAATATAACAAAATGTATAAATTTACAAAGACCAAAGACGAGACAAACCCCCACGACATAGCCAACATTGACGTAACGATTCATAACAATGAAGTTTCTTTAGCTGAAATCTTAGAAGCATTTAGTGATTTCCTAAGAGCGTGTGGATTTGGATTTAAAGTCACGTTGGATTTTATAGATGATGACGAGGTTGCATGACGATTAAAGAAGCGCAGAAACTAATTAAATTAATCCGTACCATTTCAAGTACGTTTATCGGAAAGAGCCGATACAAGGATTTGGTTTTAGTTTTGTGCAACGAGCATGAAAAGTTACTTAATATTTTACAGGAGCAAGCGAAGAAGTGAACCAAAAGAACAAATACAAAGTAATTAAAATAATAAACGGCAATCCCGTTGAACATAGTTCACACAATGGTTTTGAGTATGCCGAGATACAGCGAGACTTACAGCGCAAGAAAGGAATTGCAAGTTTTATCACTTACCGAGGCGAAATGGTTGAGCAAGACGTAAAGAAAACAAAACCGCAGAAGGAGGGGATATGAAAAAAGTCATTAGTGCCTGTTTAGGCTGTTCATATTACGACAGAATAAAAATAATCTTTGATACTCAAACGCAAAAGCAAATGGCTAAATGGCTCTTACTGCACGAAAGACAACGCCACATTGATGACATTGCCAGTATTGACGATGATTTAAAATTACTTGCCGATGTTGAATTGCCAAGGGAAATAGAAGACCTTGCCGGAAATATACGTTTTGAAATTAAAGACAAGCCGGAAACCCTTTTCAGCAAATACACCCACGACAGCGACTAGGTGATGAAATGAAAATAAAATGGCTCAATAGAACGCTTATGAAACTTCATTACAAATTATTATTGTGTAAAAGTGAATCTGAATATTATGCCGTTTTGAAACAAATCAAAGCCCCTAAATCTGAATGGGGCGAATGGTTAGTAAAAAACGCTGAAGCATCAACAAATGTTTTTAATGAAGAAAAAAACGGCAATAAACGAGCCATCATTGTGTGTATAAAACCTAATCTTAAAAAAGCTGAAGAACATTTAGATCATGAGGCCGTTCATATTTTCCAATACGAAATGAATCTTATTGAAGAACAAAATCCAAGTGATGAATTTATGGCTTACAGCATAGCAGCGATTAAGAAAACTTTGATTGAGGCGTACAAGAAATGACCGAAATTCGCTGTAAGAAATGCGGTAAGTTATTAGGATATGGCAAAGGGGAGTTTGAAATAAAATGTCCCCGATGTAAAACTAAAAATAAAGTTGTTCATAAATTGTGAACGCAAACCAATACTGAACAGAGCTTCTTGAAAGCCATCCACAAAAAAGGGGTGGCTTTTTTATTATGACCAAGGAGAAAATAGAATGTTTGAATTTATAGACATGATGCAATTCGGAAAAGAAATAGAGGCGTATGGCGATAAATGGGTAATTGTTAAGCCTCTTCAAAACAGATGCCATTTAGCTATTCGTTACACAGATAAACTGCCATGCCAGGTATATCTAATACAAACACCAGACATTCCCCAAAAGGAATACAAAAAGTCAGAATGACCGACTACGAAATTGACCAGATAATTGAATACGCAGAATCGAATCAGCCGGACGAGTACACATCACATATTTGTAATTATGATGAAGATATACGCTTGTTTGAAAGACAGGTTAGGCAGGGGATGATTGAAGTTGACGAAATATAGGGACGATATATGTAAGATCGGGAAATGCGTCAACGTTGATGTGTGTAGAGGTTTTTGTCCTTTGGTCAAGGATATAAACGGAAAGGGAAACTCAAAAGAAAAACTTTTAAGCGATATTAACAAACAAGAAATTGCTAATGATAAAGATTATAACTCTATTTTAGCAGAATACGCCGAAGATCAACGCCAGAAAGACAGGTCTGCAATTGAATATATAGAAACAATGATGTTAATCAAAGACCACAAAACCAAAGCAGTCAAGTTTTTGCATTACATTTTAAAATACAATCAGCGAGAAATAGCCAACCTGTTTCATGTGGACAGATCGAGTATTTCCCGCCGATTGAGGTAATTATTTTTCTTCCTTGTCTCTTTTTTCTTCTCTCCATCTGTAAGACTTACACGCCGGACAGCATTTAGGATTTTCTTTTTGGCTGCTCCATTCGTAACCGCAGCGTAAACATTTATGTTTTGTTTTCTCTTGCATTTTATTCTTCCTCCTCTTCAGCTACTTCATATAATTCAACTGCATTATTATCATCATAACTCACGCCAATTTTTTCAATCGTTTGATCTTTGGTTGTGATATAGACATTTTCCTCTGGGTCGGCTTGCTGTAACTTTTTTATTAATGTTTTGATTTTCATTGTTATTCTCCTATGGGGTTAGTTGTTATATGTTTTGGTAAAAAATAGCTTTCCCCGTTTCTATTGATTCGTAAACTAAACTTTTTGCCCTGTAACCCTTTGTCCTTGCTGTTAGAGGCATAAAGATAACTTCACCATTAAAATTTATTACCTTTAACTTCTTTTCTTTTTCGCCGCTTCCTAAAAGCCCAGAATAACACAAAATGGCCTTGATTTTTTGACCGTCCTGAAATTGATCGAGAACATCAAGAGTAATTATATTCCAACCATTCTTTAAATATTCCTTTTGGCGTTCTATTTCCTCATCTCTGCTTATATCCTGTTGTGATAAGTAAACCTCCGTTTCGAGATAGCGAAGCAAATCATCGTCTATTTTTTCTTTAGACAATATATAATCAGCTATCATTCTATTATAGGGATATTTGCCAGTTTCTTTTCTGTATGCAAGATTATATTCTTTAACTTCTTCTATGGCCTCTTTTCTATAATTCGAATGAATATCCCACTTTGTTTTTTCTTCCCTTAACTTTTCATTTAAAGTCATCGTTTCCCCTCCTATATCATCAATCCGGCAATTATTATAATCCCGGCTATTGTTAGAAATGCCTTAAAGATTAACTTGCAAAATCGCTCTGTCACTTCGTTTTCAATTTCTAAATTTGTCCTGTATTCACAGGCAAGGCAAGTATATTTATCAGTCATTATTGCACCCCCTGAATTGCATTTTGTAAAATCTGACACGCCTTTTTATTTTTCATTTTATTGCCTCCTTAGTTATTTGCTTTATATATAGAGCATATCTTGTGCCAGAAGATTAATAATATGATTAATAATAGATAAGTGTCTGATTTATAAAGTAATAACAATATTAAATTGCCGATAAAACACAAATAGCACCCTGTGGATAGGTGAAAATAACCTGATAGCAACCTGTGGATAACTATGAATAATAATAAGAATAATAATATAAATTAAACACTTATGATACCGTGAAAATCACTGGTCAAAATCACCGCATTTCGCCCATAATGTGTCAACTTGAAGTTATCCACCGCACACATTAACAACAACCACAAAATAAATAATAAATAAATAATATTAAATACATCAAAAGAACACAACAACGCAAAACAAGCTCAAAACGCACGCTTCCCCCTATAGTAGGGAAATTATGTTTATAAAACAGAATGCCAAAAATAGATTATGGAATGGTAATAAAAAACGGCACTTAAATTGTGGTGATATTACTATTTTGAATCCCGATGGCTCCGTTAAAAACGTAATACCAATAGAGAGTATTAAAAAAGCAAAAATCCGCAAAGAAAAGAAAATTGACGATTCTAGGGATAGTGAAAAGTATAATAATTGGCGTAGGGCTGTTTTAGCCAGAGATCAATATAAATGCGTTTTGTGTGAATCAATAAAGAGAATTGAAGCGCATCACATAATAAGATGGATTGATGATATTAAAAAACGATTCAATCAAAAGAATGGTGTTGCACTTTGTTATGATTGCCACCAGAAATATCATAATTATAACAAAGAGCCATTCCCGAATAATATTACCAATGCACTAAAAAAATATATTAAATTTAGATATATGAAGGCTGAAATAATCAGCGAACCTCAAACCGATTACAACCTAGATCAAGCCGTGAATAGTCGAACAAACAAAAACGTGCCGGGGTAGAGGCGGATATATCCCGATTTAGTCTTGATTTAGTCTGCAACCATAGTAATAAATTCAAGCACTTATAAAGTGCCCCTAATAGTGGTCTATAAAAAAACCGCAACGTGTCTGCCGAGAGCGAAGCGGCAAGGCGGAGAGATAGACAGTACAAAAGATAAGACTGTTCACCAAACATGAACGCTGACAAGAAACGAACAGAACTAAACAACGGGGCAACGGCTACACTTAAAGAAGGCGATCAGATGACAAAGATCACAAACACAAAAAGCCAAGCCCCTAAAAATCAAGACGAAACAATATCTAAAACAGCCGAAAAACCCAATACAATTACAAGCGTACAAACTAAAAGTAAGCCCACAGACAATCCTCAAGAGCCAAAAAAGACCAAAACAGGGAAAAAACCTCCAAAACCGTATAATCGTAAATATGATCGTAAAAATGTGATCGCCCTCAAACAACAAGGTTTGTCAATGACAGACATCGCAAAAATCGAGGGTACGTCAATTACAACTATATCAAATTATCTGGATAGCATTGACCCACAACTCAAACAAATACAAAGATATAATAACTCTAAGGCTAATGCACTAAGCCTATCACAACTCAAGTTACAAACTGTCAGCAATATCTTAGTTGATAAGTGGATTGAACAACCTGAAATATTACAATCATTAGATATGAGGTTACAAAAAGAGCTTCTAGTCGCTTGCCAAGGTGCAAAAACGTACGAACACACAGCGGAACGCCTAGAAAGAGGCCAGACAACGCAGAATATAGGCCAACTAATAGCACACATTGAAGGGCTGCAAGCAGTGGATAACTCGCAAGTTATTAATGTTGATAACTAAGCACTAGGATGTAAGTATGCGATATAATTCAATGTGCATATTTACATAATATAGGTTATTGGACGTAAAACGCTGTAAGTTGCTGATATTGCTATGATGGGGTACGATGCACGATAAGTAGGCAGTTACATAGTAATAATAGTGTCATAAAGTATGACATAACACAGGCAGGGGAAGCGTGCAAGGGAAGAAAAATAAAAGTCAGGTCAGTTGGAAGGGGTAGGTTGGGGGGTATGCCACCCTCGATATGTTGGTCATGTGCCGTTGCTATTCCCCGAAAACAAAAGGAGTTTATGGAAACAAGAATAGTTACTAATGGAAAGTGGTTTAAGCCGCAGTATAAAGTATTTAATCTGTTTTGGTGGGATATTCCATATACCGGGTCATTAACAACTTCAGGGGAAGCTGAACAGTACGCAGAAAATTTCAGAGATAAACATGAATGTAATCGTGGTAAATGGGTGGCAGATCAGAGGCGTTACCAATGTCTTCCATAGACACATCTAAGCCACCAGAGAACAAAGCAGAGTTAGATGCCAAGATTAGGAAGGAATATCCCCTGTTCTTTATCGAGATGAATTACGCACAGGACAGGTTTGTTCGAATTAAGAATTCTAAAGGTGTTACTCCTCGTAGGAGAATCTTTGAGGCCGGCAATAAATGTGGAAAAACCATGGGGGGGCTGATGGAAGACATTGCCCACATGATGGGATTCAGACCGTGGTTATTAAAGACTGACCCCGATTACCGGATTCCGATTAAAGTACCCAACATAGGTATGTTGGGGTGTGAGACATATAAACATTCAGTAGCAGAGAAGATAGAACCCATGTTGAGATGGTTGGTTCCCTCTACCTGTCAACCTGTATTTAAGCCGGGTCCTACGGGTGTTTTAAATGTTTTGACTTTGCCGTTTGACGCTAAGGGTGGGAAGTGTGGTTCGAAGATGCACATTCGTTCTTACGATGAACAGGCTTCTACTTATGAAGGTCAGGATTATGATTGGCAACATTTTGATGAGCCTCCTCCCGAACCAATTTTAACAGCAGCGGAGCGTGGTAAAATCGTTACTAATGCACCAAGTTGGTTTACCATGACACCTCTTAAAGAAGCATATATATTTGATAAATTCAGTTCGAGGGCTGCTATTCATGCTTAAAAGATTTACATATAAAGATTATTTAAAAAATATGAGCGTTAATTATCCTAAACAGGAACCATTACTAGAAAAAGTTTGGATTGAATACGGTAAATCTAAAATAAAACAATTAAAAGTAAAACGAATATTAGGCATCAAGAGAAATGCTTGAGAAGTTTGAAAAACAATTCATTCCTGATGAACTTGACGATGAGATAGCCGTTATCCGTGGGGAGATTTGGGATAACTGCGGAGATTGGTGTTACAAGTGCGATTTAGATGTTCCTGAAAATAAAGTTGTAAATGGAGAATTGAAAAGAATTATAAAAAAATGTCCCAAATGCGGACGGATTTTAGGTTTCATACCCAAGGTTGGTATTAACGAATACCTAAAGACACTTCCTCCTGATGAACGAGAGGCCAGAGAGAAGGGTATATGGCATCATCTTTCAGGTCTGGTTTACAAAGAACTGTCAAGAGAAAAACATTTATATGAAGATTTCCAAGTTCCTAAGTCATGGATGAAGATAGAGGGCGTTGACCCACATGATGCTCGAGGAACTTGCTGGTTGTTCGGTGCGGTAAGTCCGGAAGAAATAGAAGTTCAAGGCAAAGTAAGACACCGGATTTACTGTTTCGACTATTTGTATACCCATGATTCTATCGAGGACATTGTAAGGCAGGTTAAGTCAGTCAGGGCTATGCACGGATATACCGAACCGTCTTTTGTTATCCTAGACGCTAAATTCGGCATTAAGTCAGGTTTGGGGTCTACAGACGAGGTGACGAGGTCATGGCAATCGGAACTAGAGAAAGAGGGTATCAGAAGAATTAAAATGTCTCATTCTGCTCCGGGAGATGTTGAGTTGGGACATAAGATTGTCAGGGAATATTTAAAAGACCATTATTCTAAAGTCAGACAGGAAGCGAAACCCGGATTCCTTATGGCCAAGAAATCATGTTCGGGATTTAATTCTCCCATTCAGTATATGTTCAACTACCAGTATGACGACAAATCTCACAAACCAAAAGAGGAATACAAGGATTGGCCTGATATAGTCAGGTATTTTTGTCTTGAACAACCCATTTATAAGAGTCCTGAAGATATTAACGCTTCTGTAGTTTCTATTCAGGACAGGATGAACAAGACGATTTCCCTTAGAAGGATGGCTGTCAATGGATAAAGAAGTAGAGATGCTGATTCTTTTGTTAAGGCATTTGAAGGGTGTGATTTCGGCACTTGAGAAATATTTAGAATACAAGAAAGAAAAGGCGACCAATGGCTAGACCCGACGACAAAGAATACGAGAAATTAAAGTGGATTTTAAAGCGTCTTAAAGACTCCGAAGATTATTGCCGTCCTTATTTTGAAAGAGCCAAGAGACATTACAGACTTTACAGATTTGGTACAGCAGTTAATCAAGAGGATTGGCCTTATATAAACAGGGTAAAGACCAGAGATATACTTGCTTTTGTGGAAGACTCCACGGCTTTAATGATTCAGACACTATTCAGTCAGGAACCTTTCTTTGCTGTTGACGCTCGTAGGTGTACGGAGTTCGACAGACAGTTTGGAATAGACCCCATTCAAATATCTAAACAAATGGAAGTAGTTCTTCAGAATCAGATTTCCGATGAAGACACGGAATTCTTTGAAGAGACGGTAGACTTTTTTAAGTCTGGTGGTATTTACGGAAACGGTTACGAAGGTGTCTATCCTAGATTTGACGATAAAGGAGTTTATCTTGGGCCGTTAATTAAGGCAATAGATTTTTGGGACGTCCTACCGATAGCGGGAGCAAGGAGAGTTTCTAAGGCAAGGGGATTGTTTGTCAGAGAGTTTCTTTCAAGAGAAGACGCTTTGGCGTTCGCAAAGAAAGTCGGCAAAGCAGATTCTGTAGGAAAACTTCAAGGTGATTTCGGTGATATTGAAAGAACGTGGCACAAAGACCTTTTGGCTGAAGTAGGAATATCAGACTTTGACGTTAATTCTGAAGACGTAGAGGTATTTCATTATTTTTCGGGTGGTCATGTCATTTCCATGATGAACCGTGCTGTAATTGTCAGGGACTCCAATGAACCTGTGATGAACTCTCTTAACCAACCACAGGTAGTTAAACCCTTCCCCTTCGACCACCCGATTATTCAATACAAATATATGCCCGTTCCTCTGGAATTTTTTGGCATGGGTATACCTGAAATACTGGAAGTCTTACAGGAAGATAAAAATCTTATCCGTTCCGCACGCAGAGATAACATAGACTTGGTAATAAACAAAGTCATTAAGGCTCGTGCAGGTTCGGAAATAAACTACGATTTAATTAAATACTATGCCGGAGCAATATGGCCTCTTGAAAACTTAACAGATATTGAGGTTCTCGATCAAGGTGATGTAACGCAGTCCTCGTATCTTGAAGAAGACAGAGTTGCCAAGGATATGGAAAACGCCCTTTCGTTCTTTGGGTATGCCAGAGGTATGACTCCTACGCACGAAGAACGCCCAACTACAGTTATGAAATTACAACAGGCTTCTCTTAACAGATTAGACCTTATTGTTAAACTAACAGAGTTCACCGTATTAAGAAACATAGCAACGAGAATACTTCTTCTCACCAGACGTTATATGCCCCAAGCGACATACGAAGCACTATTGGGAGAACCGGATGCCGGATTTTATAAGATGTCCGAGGAACAAATAAGTAAATTCTTTATTGCTCGTCCGATAGGTTCAAGTGTGACCCATGTTAAAGAAATGCGCCAACAGCAGTCACAGTTGGCAATGCAGATGTTAATGCAGGTTGCTCCTGTAGCAAATCAGAGTGTTGAGCCTTTTAATATCAATTGGTATCAGGCAACCAAGTCAGGATTGGATAATTTAGACATTAAGAACACAGATCAGATTCTTATGAAACTTCAGCCACAAGAAATACAGCAAATGCAGATGCAGCAGGAGCAGATGCAGCAGAAAGCAATGGCGCAGCAGCTTCAGCAGATAGCCTACGGAAAGGAAATTGAATTAGGTACGGCAGCTAAGTACGAAATAATCACAGATAATAACGAGGCTAAGAATCAGATAATTATAGATAAAGCAAAAGCACAAAACGAACCAAAACAACAGGAGAGCCATAAATGAACCCCGCCGACATGAAAAGAGAAATCTTGCAATCGTCCGAGTCAACAGGAATCAGAAAAAAACTTGTTTCAGGAGAAACAGGTTTAAATAGTGATGATATTATTGAAATGGGAAACGCTTTGGAAACTATGACCCAAAGCAAAGGTTGGTCTTATGTTTCAGCTTACATTATGAAAAACTCTAATCTTGTAAGTTTATTGTTTGGTACTGACGACCCCATATCAAAAGGTAAAGCACAAGCGTTAGTGTTGCTCGACCAATGGGTACAACAGACCATATTAGCCAAGAATGAAATACTAAAAAAGCAAAATGAAAAAGATAAATGAGGTAATAGAGAAACCACTGGATACTATCGTTTCAGAGATTGAAACTATTCTACAACCATATAGACGTGAGTTGAATATAGAGATAGAAAAAGTCAATCCCAAAACCATACGCATTACAGTCGAAATAAAAATCTAAAGCAGTTCGCCTAAAGGCCACCTCCTTATATCCAATAGGAGGATTACCGTGGATAAACAAGATGTGCAGGGAATCCCCGATGTTCAGGGACTAGATGCGTTAGTGTCTGAAACTCAGGAATCAACCCCGACCCAAAATCAACCAGAAGTAAAAGAAACAAAAACAGAACAGTCAGTCCAGACTCCTACGGAAGAACTGGATTTGGCGCAGTTCAAAAATCCCAAGGAACTCTTAAAAGGTTACAAAGAGATTCAAGGGACGTTCACACGAACATCACAGGAGAATAAGACTCTCAAAGAACAACTAGCGCAGATGAATGAACAGATAGAATTGATGCGTATGTCGCAGACAAGACCACCTGTTCAACAGCCACAGCAGAAAGATTTCGACCAGATGTTCTTGGAAAACCCTCAAGCAGCCGTTGAATCACTCGCAGAAAGAAAGGCGCAGGCACTTATGACGCAGAGTAAGATTCAGGATGTACTTGAGGAAGAGAATCTTAAAGAACCGAATGAGTTCACGGAACGATATGCGTATGCAAAATTAGTGTCTCAACAGTACCCGCAATTAGTTACATCCACAGCAGGAGTAAGAAAATTATTTCAGTTAGGGGATAAGTTACGAGCGGAAAACCAGAAGACACAGGCATTCAAAGCAGTAAAAGCAGTTTTCGGTGAGGATGTTGATTTTGAAAAGTTTAAACAACTTATCAAAAAAGATTCTTCACCAGAAAGTAAAAATATAAATAACGCCTATATGCCCGATACCTCAAACTCACACGGGAACCAATCCGAATCGAATACGGGTCATAACGCTGATGCGGAAATCAGTGCAGCGGTAAGTAAAGGCGACCCAGACGGGGTCATTGCCGCAATATTTAAACAGCAAGGACTCCGATAATAAGGAGCATATAAAATGGCTTTAGCATCAGGAAATTTTATGGTCGGCACTGGTGGTTATGGAACCACACTTGCCACTAAGTTAGATAAGATAGATTGTTCGCAGGTTTTAGCGGCAGTCTTGTTAGCAGATAAACAGTTACTTGGACACATCCGTATGGGTGCGTCAGGTACGACAGTTGAACATAATTGGTTGGAAGATGAACTTTCCCCGGCGTATGTTATCGGTCAATCAGCGGCATCTACTACATTGACGATCAATAGTTTTGGAACATCAACCTCATTGAGACGATGTGTCCGTGATAATGCCGTTCTTCAACCGGCAGGGAAGCAGTGGTTGTTTCAGGTGTCGGCAACCAGTTCTTCAATTCTTTTAAATGGTGCAACTTACGGAAATACTACGGCTGGTTATGCAACATTTGACACGGCTACAAAGTGTTACATTATTGCAAATCCCTATACCGATATTGCGGACGCTTCCGATGATATTTCTCAAGCTCGAAGCAAGAGAAAGAACTTCATGCAGATATTTGAACGGGCGGTGGCTATTTCACAGACCCGTAAGAATATGGACATGGAAGCGGTTCTGGACGAACTTCAGCTTCAGATTAAATACCGCACAATGGAAATCAAACGTGAATTGGATATGTCCGTTGTCCGTGGATTTGCCCGTGGCCTTACACCATCAGGTTCTTATGAACTAAGAACTATGGCTGGTTTGATTCAGTTGCTTCGTGACCCCGATCTTGATGGTGGTACTTACGAAGACACTACTGTTATCAATACAGCAGGTGCTTTGACTATCACAGCGTTAAATTCACTTTGTTACAAAGTATTCGATCAGGGTGGACTTGACGAAACAGCAGATCCGATTCTGGTAGTTGGCCCGAAACAGCAGCGGGTGGTTGCCGGAATGGAAAGTTACCTGCGTAGAGTGGAACAGGGCGAAAGGAAAGTAGGTTACTACAGGGATATATTCCTTTCAGACATGGGTACGGAAATGCCTATTGTTATGGATAGGTGGATGCCCGATGATCTATGTATGTTGCTCGACAGGTCGAGAGTTTCTCTTGTCCCGCTTCAGGGTGACGCATGGCACATCGAGAAAATGGCGAAGACAGGTCGTTCAGAGAAATGGCAGATTTCGGGTCAGTATACTCTTGAACTGAGAAATGCATCGAAGTGTCACGGTCTGCTTTACGGTTTAACCTAAAATGATGAACGCATTAGCTGAACAAAAAACTGATTACTTAAAGGCAAACCAAGATTGGCTCAAGTTTGTAGAGAACATGAGTAACAATACTGGAAATGCCTATGGTGAATCATGGGTTACTAATGCAAAAGATAATCGGTCTTTAGTAAAAGAATGTGGATGGATTACAGAGGAACAGGATTCCCATGAAGGAAAAACAGTTGTCCTCTGTGGTGCATCACAATCCATTAAAAATCAGTTTAGCGCATTGAAGTCTATTTCTGACGACCCTGATTTTGTTTTGATAGGATTAACTTCAGGAATTAAGTTGCTTTTAGATAACGGTATTAAACCTAAATACTGCATGATGATGGATGGAAGTGTAAATCAGCAAAGATTTTGGGAAGGATTGGATATGTCTTTAACAAAGGACATAACTTTAATTGCTTCCGTGTGTTGCCCGAATGAACTGTTAAAAAAATGGCAGGGGAAAATCAAATTTATTGTTGTGTATTCACAGTATGGAAATCTGCACAAGAAATTACAACAGTGGTACAAACCGATAAATGGGTGTGGTATTTTCTTCCATGCCCTTATGAGTCAGTATAACACAGCGGCAGCAGTTTCTTATCTGGTATTCGGGACACGCATAATAATCTTTGTCGGGAATGAATTATCTTTTCCCGAAGAAACCTCCCCATATTATGCAGACAGAAAAGACGAAAAGGATTTGTGGAAGCGAGGCAAGCATCCAGATATTTACGGAAAAGTTTGCTATACGAATTATATGCTTTTTTCCCTCAAGGTTGCACTTGAGGATTATTTAGGCAAGTTGCCGGGATTCTTTTTTAACTGCACAGAAGCAGGTATATTCGGAGTGAGTGCAAGATATGGAAACGTACCTTGGATTCAACAATTTAAACTTATCACAGGTATAGCCCATGCTCGTTCCATAATGAGAACAGGGCGACCTATTTACATACAGTAGGAAAATTAAAATGAGCGATTTTTCAGAACTTTGTCCTTTATTTAACACAGGTGTTTACAGTGAAGTAACTTTCGGTCAGTTGAACTTCACCGCTTGTTCAACGACCAATAACGCAATGGTCGGTGCATTGACCGCCGCAAAATATCCCGGTTCTTTCAAGTTTCAGAGAACCGTTATTGTAACTAGAATTTATTCACAGAAACTAGGTGCGGCAGGTACGGCAGTTGTTCTTACAGCCGGTCATCGTGTAGCAACCGGTACAGCGGCAAAGACGGTATTTGCGTCTATTGCTTGGACATCTACTGATACGAAGTTTTTGATTGGTAATGTCCGTAAGTTGACACAGGCGGCAAACAAGACGTTCTTGGCGGCTGATGTTCTGGACTTTGGTACGAAGACCTCAGTTACAGACCCCGGCAAATATGGAATGATTGTCCGTTACAAAGAAAAATAATTAAAACAGGGGAGGGGTGTAACCCTCCCCCACCCACCCTATAAGGAGGTTCGGAATGAATTACGCTTTCATCCCTGCGAGAAAGGGATCGGTAGGCATCCCCGGAAAGAACAAAAAAGACTTCTGCGGAAAGCCACTTGTGCAATGGTCTATTGACCAAGCCAAGGAAAGTAAGCTCTTTGACAAAATAATAGTTTCAAGTGATGACGAGGATATTCTTGAAATCGCCAAAAAGTGCAAGGTTACGGCAGTACCAAGAGTTGCAGAGTTATCAGGTGACGATGTAAGGCTTGATGATGTCATGTTCGACTTATTTGTGAGAAAGGAAAACAAGTGTGATTATATCTGTTTGTTGCAACCTACCTCACCATTAAGAAGCGTGAAGGATATTATCTCGACTTATAAGGCCGTTCAGAAAAAGAAGTGGAGTTCAGTTGTTACCGTCCAATGGAATCCTATCATGGGATGGGTAAAAGAACCGTCCAAGGCAGGTTCAATGTGTTTATACCAGATTCACAAAAGACCAAATCGCCAGACGAGAGACAACTTTTATCTTGAAAATGGTGCGGTATATTGGGTGAAACAAAATGAGTTCCTGAATATATCAAATAGAATTATTTCTCCGACAAAGACGTTTGTTTATGAAATGCCTCCCGAAAGAAGTCTCGAAGTAGATACTCCGTATGATTGGTTTCTAGCGGAAAAAACCTACGAATGGATGGCAAAATGAACGAAGAACAATTCAGAGGAGTAATAGATTTCTTCAATGACAAGCACCTAGCCCAAGACCCTAAAAAGGTGTGGAATAAGAACACACTTCAAAATCTACCACGGTGTAGTAAAGAAAAGTCTATCTGGAAGTTAAGGGACAAACACCTCGAGGATGCGATCATTATTGTCGGTGCTTCTCCATGCCTTACCGAAGATGTAAAGGAATTGGCAAAACTAGAAAGGAATCCCCACAGAAAAAACTTTGTTGTGATTGTTGTTAATTCAGCATTGAAACCTTGTTTGAAAGCCGGAGTAAAACCAGATTATGTAATTGCCATAGACGGTAATCCCGAAACGATTGTTGAGGATCTTAAATGCGACAATAAGAACCTTACATTGATTGCAAGCAACAATGTTGCTCCTGAAATCTTTAAAGTATGGAAAGGCAAAAATATATGGTGGTCGCCTTACTACTGCCTGTCAAAAGAAGTACTTAAAAAAATAAGTCCTATTTTGGGAAAGAGAATGCCTTCCGGCGGGAATACATTTAGTGCTGCAATGGGGATAGGGTACACGGTTTTTGGTTCTAGGATTTTCATAATGGTCGGGTCTGAACATTGTTACGATGAACAATATTACGCCCACAAAAAAAGCAGATGGGAAAAAACAGACGATCTTTCCCACTGGAAGGTTCTTGATATAAAAGGTCGTGAACGATGGACGAATATCCCCCTCTGGCAGTATAAAATCTGGATTGAACACATGGCTAACGATTTACCACATTGTCATTTTATAGACACATCGTTTGGTTTGCTAGGAACGGACACGAAAAGGATTCAACATATTAGTCTAAAAGAAGCCATAACCAAGACTACAGAGGCGTTCAATGTTGTATCGCATCAGCACAATGATTCAGTTAATGTGGAAAAGGAACGGTACGATAAAGCGTACGCAACGGGGAAATACACACCTGAAGCGGGAATTGGGTTGTTTAAAAAGTTATTTAAAAAAGTGACTTTTGGCAATGCAAAGACTTTTCTTGATGTTGGTACTGGGTTCGGTCAGGTTGTGGCATATTTAAGAAACAAAGGTTACGAATCTTACGGATGTGATTTTTCTGATGGGACAAGGCGATTTTGGGAAATGGGAAACATAACTCAGTTCTGTACCGTATGTCCGGCACATAAAATGCCTTACCTAGACGATGAGTTTGATGTGGTTAGTTGTACGGAAATGTTTGAACATATACCAGAGGATAAAGTTCTGGACACATTGAAAGAAATTTACAGGGTAGGACGAGGGGACTTTATCTTTTCATACGCTTTGATGAGGGCATTTCACAAGATGCCTCACGATGGCAGTGAACCTCATATAACACTAAAAACAAGTGATTGGTGGATTAGGAAGGTACAGGAAGCAGGTTTTAATATTATCGCAGTTATCTTAAGTAAAGAACAGCAAGGAGGCGTTATTTACGCAACGAAAGGAAAAAGAGATGCCAAAGGTAAAATGCCCACTCGAACTATGTTCATTCAATCAAAAGAAGGAATGCACCTTGGAGGAAATTTCGCTAATATGGCGTGCGGCACTGGACTTCCCAAAAGTGGGAACAATAGTTTATGTTGAGTGCGCCCAATATGAAGGACCGAAAGATAGGGAAGAACATGAACAAATGCGGAAACTGTAAAACCTGTTGCGAGTTCTTCATGGTTACACTAACCGATGTTCCCGATGAAGCAAAAGAATTTTTTAAGACGTGGGGTGTTTTAATGGAAGAAACAGGAAACACAACACTATTAAAGATTTACTCCCCATGTCAACACTTAACAGAAAATGGTTGTTCTATATATAAGAAACGACCGAAGTATTGTAGAGAATTTAGGTGCAACGAAATTGAGAATTAATATTGACGTAACCAACCATTGCAATAAGGCGTGTTCAATCTGTCCCATGAAAGACAGATATAAGACTCATTATTTTCCAATGGGATTCATGGATGTAAAACTTTACACTGATATTATAGACCAACTACTAGGAGGAACGGAAGTTGATTTACATAAGGATGGAGAACCTCTCTTACATCCTAACATTGCTTGGATGATTGCCTATGCTAACGGTAGGGGAATGTTCACGCATCTTGTAACAAACGGTATTTTATTGGGAAGCAAAAAAGAAACAATCGTTCATTCAGGATTAGACTTACTGACGGTATCTATAATTGACGATATTCCATACGATAGCATTAATGAATTTATGGAATATAAGGGAGATAAAAAACCGCACACACAATTAAAACTATATCTTGAAAATGAAGTTCCAATAAATCTTCCTAAGTCGGACGAGGTAATTGTTAGGAAGTTACATAACTGGACAGACGATAAAGAAAGAAAAACACGAAAACCATGTTCTAAACTTTTAAATTATTCGGCTGTAAATTGTGATGGTGGTTATTCGATATGCTGTGTTGATTATAAAAGAGAATTAGTTCCGTTTAACGTGAAACAAGTTCCTTTAGAAAAGTGTTTTGAGTTTTCAAGCATGATTTATAAATGGCAGGAAGAAGGTGTATTTATTGCACCTTGTACTCACTGTAATTATTGGGAGGGTTAGAAATGGGATTTATAAATGCAAAAATTAGGGTTTTGGCAAAGACTATCATTCCGGGTTCCACGGGTGAATCTTCTTATACGGAGATTATAGGCTTGATTCCTAAGAACGCCTATGTGCTACAAAGATTCGGCAGAGTAAAGACTGCGTTCACAGGAGTAACAAAACCTAAAGTAAGTCTGGGAGTTACTGGGGACACTACCCGTTATATGGTGGCTCAACCAATAGATAATGTGGGAGAGTTCATCATGGGTAAACTACTTAAGTCTTCCAGTGGAATAAGAAAAACATCTACATTTCTTCCCGATAAATACAAGAAAGACTTGCCTCATTCTATGGGATTTTGCGAGGCAATGCCCAAAGAACAGATTTCTTCATCTGCAAAACCAATTATTGCAACATTCACAAGTGATTCAACTACGTTTACGGCGACAGCCGGTGAAGTGGAATTTGTTATAGTTTACGTAGATTGTAATTAATTTAATAGCTTCGCTTTTAGCCACGCATAACTTTTCTCCCACCCCCTTTGGCGGTTCGGACACACACAAGGAGCCGCCATGTCCAAGATTGAAACAGTAGCTGAAATAGGAATTAACGCCAACGGTAGTATAGACATCGCCAAAAAGATGATTGATGTAGCTGCGTCCGCAGGATGCGATTATGTCAAATTTCAGAAAAGAAATATTGATTTAGTTTACACCCAAGAAGAACTTGACTCTCCTAGAAAATCACAATGGGGAAATACGTTCCGAGATCAGAAACAAGGATTAGAATTTACAAGAACCAATTACGAGGAAATTGCGTTTTACTGCAAGGGTAAAATAGGATGGTTTGCTTCACCGTGGGATTTTGACAGTCTTAAATTTTTAACAAGTTTTCCTAGTTGTAAATTTGTCAAGATTCCTTCTGCCCTGATTACGGACGAAAAAATACTTTCATGTTGCCGTAACTTCGACAGGAAAGTAATTCTATCTACCGGAATGTCCACAATGGACATGATTGACAACGCCATCAAGATACTAGGTAAAGATAAAATTTATTGTATTATGCACTGCACTTCTACCTACCCATCAAAACCTTCAGAATTAAATCTAAACTGTATCAAAACCTTAAAACAAAAATATCCGTGGGCTAAGGTTGGATTCTCTAATCATAACCCCGGAATCATATATATGCCTATCGCTGCGGCTCTAGGTGCGGAAATGATTGAGTACCACATAACACTTGACCGTTCAATGGAAGGAAGCGATCAGGCTTCGTCTATAGAACCAGAGGGATGTTTCAAATTAAACAAATATCTTAAGGGCGCATCAGAGTCTTTGGGTGATGGGATTAAAAAAATATACGACAGTGAATTGCCAATTATAAAGAAGTTACGAAAGGTATAACAATGGTTATCTATGTGGACATTGACGGAACAATAGCAACCATTACACCGGACGCAAATTACAGTAACGCACAAC